TGGAAGGATCATAGTTTTTTAGCTAAGAATTATGAACCTTTCGTAAAGATTGATGAAAAAAAGTCAATGAAAATAATAAGGGATATTTTGATTAAATGACAGATTTTAGAAAAACACGAATTGAAAGTTTAATTTTAGAAAATCTTTTATATGATGAACATTATTGCAGTTTAGTCGGTATCTTTTTACAACCAGAATATTTTAAAGAAGTTTCTGAAAAACAAATATTTCTTGAGATACAAAATCATATAAAAGAATATAACGAATCCCCAAGCGTAGAATCACTTGCAAACATTCTTTCAAATAGAACTGATTTAAATCAAACTATATTTGATAATTGTTTAGAGAATTTACATCGTTTAGGAAAAGAAAAATCACATGATCCAGAGTGGTTGTTATCTGAAACAGAGAAGTGGGCAAAAGATCAAGCTGTATATAATGGTATTGTTCAAAGTATTTCTATCTTAGAAGGTAAGGATAAAAAATCTTCTAAGGATGCAATACCAGAAATTCTTACAGAAGCATTAGCAATTTCATTAGACAAAAGTATAGGACATAACTACATTGAGAATGGTGATGATAGATGGGAATTTTATCATAAGACTGAATCTAAAATTCCATTCGATATGGTAATGTTGGATAAGATTACCAACGGTGGAATATCACCAAAAACACTTACAGTTTTATTAGGTGGTACTGGTGTTGGTAAGACATTAGTAAAAACACATTTGGCTAGTCAATATTTAAAACAAGGATTGGATGTTTTATATATTACTATGGAAATGGCAGAGGAAAGAATTGCAGAGCGTATTGATGCAAATCTTTTGGATATTGATTTGTATGATTTACACCGTTTAGATAAAAAAACATTTGAACAAAAATTAAATAATTTAAAAATAGGTAAGTTGATTATCAAAGAGTATCCAACAGCAGGAGCTCATACTGGTAATTTTCGTGCATTAATTAGAGAACTGAAAATTAAAAAAGGATTTACACCGAAAGTTATTATCTTAGATTATTTAAATATTTGTTCGTCTAGTAGAGTGAAATGGGCAGCAAATATGAATACATACATTTACATCAAGTCTATTGCAGAAGAAATTCGTGGTTTAGCTGTAGAATGTAATGTTCCTATTATTACAAGCTCGCAATTAAATCGGGAAGGATTTACAAGTTCTGATCCTGATTTATCGAACACATCAGAAAGTTTTGGATTACCAGCAACAGCAGATTTGATGTTAGCTATTATGGCGAAGGATGATGGTTCTGGTGTTAATAATCAAATCTTGTTCAAGCAGTTAAAAAATAGATATAGTGATATTTCAATAAATGCAAAATTCTTAGTAAAGGTTGTTAAGAAAAAAATGAAATTGTATGATATTGAGGAAGTTAATCAACCTGTATTAGCTAATGATGGAAGTAACAAATACTATGATAAAAAATCTGATGCTAATACAAATTCAAATCCTTACAAGTTTACAGTAAAACCTCAAAAAAGAGGGGCTACTGTGTATGAGGATTGGAAGTTTTGAGATATTATAAATACCTATATAACCATTTAAGGAGTCGTTTTAATGCAAAATTTAACTATTTCTGAGGGCTGGTTTGATGGCTTTAAGGAAAAGGATGAAGCACCTATATTAAAAAAGTTATGTGAACATAAGGCAAATACAACTACTTTAGACCATGAAGTAGGCATTGAATACTGTAATTTTTGTGGTGCTTTGGGACATTATAGTGTCGATAAGGATATGGTTGAGTGGAAATTACCAGAATTTCTAGTAAAACAGAACTATAATTGACAAAAGTATTATAAATAGTATTATAACAAATAAAATAGAGAGACATTATGGCATCTATATTCAGAACATTTTTAGAAAAATTAGGCGGTTCAACTGCTGCTAATTACATTGGAAAAAAAGGAGATTTGTTTTTTGACCCCGATCAAGCTACACCAGTATTAAAAGTTTCAGATGGTGTTAATGCTGGTGGTGTTTCTATAACAGGTGTTGGTGGAGATATGGGTGGAACTATGACTTCTCATATTATTCCAGATACAGATAATGTTTATGATTTAGGTTCAGCAGAGTTTAAGATTAGAGATGCATATATTTCTGATAATACAATTTATATGGGAGATCATGCAACTATTAAATCTGAAGGTACAGCAATCGTTGTACAGGATTTAAAGACTGGCGATCTTCATTTAGATAATACTAGTCGTGGTGGTAATAGTATAGATGGAACTTCTGGTTCTTGGACATTTCAAGAAGGTGCTAATAATCTATTCCTATTAAATAACGGAACTGGAAAGAAATATAAAATTAATTTAACAGAGATGTGAAATGAACTTAAAAACTTATAAGAATTGGTTAAGGGAAAATGTATTTGAAGGAGCTCATGCAAAGAAGTCACCAGAACTATTGAAAGAAGCATATTCGTTTTTTCCAAAAGATGAAAAGACTATTAAGAGTACCTTGAAAGATGCTGATTGGTCAAAAGAAAAGATTGCAGATGTTGTTTCTCTTTTTAATTACTTAAAGAAAAAAGACGAAACCCCTATCAATTGTGATTTAGCTACGAGCGGTAATGTGAATGTTACTCGAACATTACAAGGTAGTCAAAGCATTGATAATATCATATCTAATTCTGGTATATCTACATTTAAAATTAAATGGGGTAATGGTTCTTCTGGAAATCGTGGCGCTAATAACAGAGGGAATGCTTTTGAAAAAGTATTTGCAGATTCGTTGTTTGCATGGTTTGAGGAAGGGGATGACGCTGTAAAGGATGCAAGTATATTAGCTGCAATACAGGATTTGGATAAAGAATATGATCTTTCATCATCAAAAGAAATTTGGATTGATGTTGTAGGTGGAGAGAATACTAAAAGACCTTTGAAGTATGGTAATAAGATTGTTTTAACAAATACAAAAGGTAGTGGTTATGACATTGGAACTAGTGTTACCGACATAACTGTTACAACTGATAAAGGCAAAAATATTTATTTAAGTCTTAAACTTGGTGGTACTACTACATTCTTTAATGTTGGTATTAGAAAGAAATTAACACAAGCTGAAATAGATAAAGGACAAATAAAAGATAAAGATGGTAAAGCTTTATTGAAAATGTTTGGTATTAATAACAAAAGATTTTGTACTATTTTTAATGATAAAGTAAAAACAAAAGGCGGTAAAGTAACTACAAAACCTGATGAAAATTTAATTCAAGGATTATTGCAATCAGGTATTGGTTACGGTTATCATGTTATTCATCAATTGAAGGGTAAAGTAATATCTAAGAAAATGGATAGTAAAGCGATGAAAGCAGCTGCTAAGGTTGGTGCTTGTACGGTTTACTATGGTGGAAAGACAGGTAAAGGTAAACGAATAGATATGGAATTTAAATCTTCTTACTATACATTTAAACTTAATATCAGAGATACACAAGGTAAGGATGGTTATCCTACACGAATGATGTGTGACTTTAAAAACAATTAATATGTTAACATTTAAAGAATTATTAAATGAAGATAAAAATACGCACATGGAGCACCTTGAAGATGAGATCATCAACAATGGTGTTAAAGGTGCAACTACAGTAGTACAGTTCTTAAATTCCTTGAAAGATATGTTATCTGGTGGAAAAAGTAAGACTAATATTACTGTAAAGTGGGATGGAGCCCCAGCAGTATTTGCTGGTATCAATCCAGAAAACGGTCAGTTTTTCGTTGCAACAAAATCGCTTTTTAATAAGACCCCCAAGATAAATTATACAGTAGCAGATATTGATGCTAATCACGGTTCGGGCGGGCCTTCAGATAAACTAAAAGTTGCATTGAAATATTTACCTGATCTTGGAATGAAAGGTATCTATCAAGGTGATATGATGTTTTCTAAAGGTGATTTAAAACAAAAAACTATTGACGGTGTTAGTAGTTTAACATTTACTCCTAATACTATTACCTATGCTGTACCCGAAGATAGTGACTTAGCTTCTCAAATGAGAAAGTCACAAATGGGAGTGGTATGGCACACAAAGTATACAGGAAACACGATTGAATCGTTGTCAGCTCAGTTTGGTGTTGATTCAAATATTTTTACTAAAACTAAAAATGTTTGGTTTGCCGATGCGTATGTTGATACTACAAACTCAGCTACTTTTACGCCAGCAGAAACTAAGATATTACAGAAAAGAATAAATCAGATTTCTGGTTCTGTCAAAAAAGCAGGAAAGTTTTTAAATACATTAAGTCAAGATAAATCAAAGTTTGGTTTAGCTACTTTGATGAAAGTATTTTTCAATACAAAGATTCGTGCTGGTGCAAAGATTGCTGATACTAAAAAACTTGTATTAGAATTTGAACAGTATTATATGGATAGGATGTCCAAAGAGGTCGAAACAAAGAAATCTGATAAAGGTAAACAAAAATACAAAAACATAGAGAAAGAACAAAAAAAGATTTTAAGGCAATTTAAAACAGAATTATATTTTACTATGGCAACTTACTTGAGTATTATGGATGCTAAAGAGATGGTTGTTAAAAAGTTAGAAACAATAGAAGGTATTGGAACATTTCTGAAAACTGATGATGGTTATAAAGTAACAGCCCCAGAAGGTTTTGTTGCAATTGATTCGTCTGGTGGTGCTGTTAAGTTGGTTGATCGTCTTGGTTTTTCTCATGCAAATTTTACAATTGCTAAGGATTGGTAAGGAGATATTATGCTAGAAGATTTAAAAGAAATTAGAAATTTGATAGATAAATTTATATTGAAGTATCAAGAGAAAGAAGATTTTAGGTTTGAACATGATTCCAGACTTAAAATTGAGTTTAATAAAGTTAAAGACAACAAACCGTTAACATCAGGAATGGAAGGATGCGCTGTAGGGAATGACTATTATTGATAAAAAAAAAATAAGGATAAAGGTAAGATCGAGGTTTTGTGCAATTTGTGATTCACAGTTTAGATGGCAATGTAAGTGTCCAAATCATAGAGTTATGGCAAGGCAAGTAAAGAAAAGTTTCCATGATGGTAAAAGATACAGAGGCAAGCGAGCATTAGAGTATTGTTATGATAACAACGATAATTTAGATAATAAAGGGGAGAAATCTAATGAAACAGTTTAGGGCGTTTATTGAAGGAGCAGATGGTGGGACAGGAGACAAGGAAGCTTATAAAAAATTCTTTGCTGGAAAATTAAAAAAATATGGTGTAGGTAGTCCTTCTGAATTAAGTGATGAAGATAAGAAAAAGTTTTATGATGAAATAGATAAAGAATGGAAAGCTGACCATGAAGAAGTGAAAGAATGGAAAAAATCAGGCGAGTCTAATCGTAGATGTGCTGGTGGTGACAAACGCCGAAAAAGTAAGACTGAAGAAGGTGAAGATTGCGAAGATGATGATGAAGAAGAAGTAGCAGAAAAAAAAACTACTTCATATATGGAACATGAGATAGAAAAAGCTTGTAAGAAAGTTAGGATGTCACCAGGCGAGATTGGTGATTTCTTTGCTGCTCTTGAAGGGAAATAAGTTATGAAATCATTCCATGAATATAAAAAACATTTAGAGGAAGGTTACGAAAAATTAGTAATTAACGTCCTTAAAGATAAAGGAATTGATTCTTATTTTGAGAAGGGAAAACTTTATGTTGCAAAAAAAGATGTAAAGAAAGCTGCTTCTATTCTTAAAGCTGATAGAGATGTTATAAAAGA